TTTATAACCTACGTTATAGGTCCCTTTTCCAGAAGAAACATAATAGTTGTATACTAGAATGTCATCAGCATCGAATTTAGACATATCTGAATAATATATACCATTTTCTACACTCCCACTGTTTGCATCAATATCAACTAATGAAGTAAATTCATATGTAATATACGACCACTGGAACGCGTATTTATTATCATCTGTTGTCACTATAATCTTATTTTGCGGTTTCTCATCTGTTGACGCGGTACTATCATAAGTACCTTGATTGACTCCCTGCGCGGGATACAAATTCTCAAACATTTTAAATAAATACCCCATTCCTGCTTGAGAGGTATCCCATAGCCGCACACCAAAATTAACGTAAACATTATCTACATCTCCTGGCGCTAAACCAGAATCTGTTAAAACAGTATCTATAATTGCTTCAGCATCTAGATGTATTATTCTTAATAAATCTTCAATAGCAGTTTTTTTAGTTGTCCCAAAAGTAGTGTAATTTGCATTACTGATTCTTAATGGAACAGGGGGTAATGCGTGATGAGCAGTACCATCTAGATCAATAGGCGTTTCTACAGTATCTAAGTCAACATATACTCCAGTACCTAATTTATATATAAATAGGTATTGTCTAGAAGGAGCACTATCTCTGTAATAAAATGAAACGTAGTGCATTTGTAATGGTCTACTAGGTACTGTATACGGGAGGGTTATAGTTACCCCTGCAGCATTGTATGCTTGAATGGTATAAGTATCTGGAACTGCATTATAAACAATTGTATTAAGATTAACGTCCCAGCGCATATCAGCTAATACGTCATCTGACGTAACCGTTTCGCTAGTTATATCAATATCATAATGATTAACAGAGGGAGTTACAGTGACTGTATCTGCAGCAGGAGTTGCTGGGGAGGTAGTAACTTCACGATATTCTGTACTTAATGCGTTGGTTCCTACATTATATCCTTTATTTTCTTGAAGCCAGTACTGAACCCAATCTTTCTTAGATAGTGCTCTTAAAAAAGAACCCTCAGGAGTACATGGAACACCGTTGAGGGTATTTAATACAGCTGTTAATTCAGTATAATCGATACTTGAGATATGGGATTCTGTAGTAGGAAAATTTTCAAAATAATTTCCCTGCTCAATAAAATTCATAAACTCTCTGACATTTCCTTTAAGACTACGAAATGCAGTATGGTAGATCAAATTTCCAATAATATCTTGATTGGCGAGAATGCTTTGTAAAATTGAATTTAAAAGAGGATCTTTTTTATCGGGGTCATTAAACAGAGGGACATTACGTACTTCGTAGTATTCAACTATTTGAGTGCTTCCACCATCATAACCAAGCAATACCATGACGGCTTCGATAACTACTTCGACTACTTGTATAACAGCTTCAACTACTGATACAACAACATCAACAACAGCTGAGAAAAAATTACCAACAAAACTCATAAACGCCCCCTACCCAGTAGGCTCAGCGTTACTTATTTGTGTATTAATGTTACCTGTACCAGTTTCATTAATAGCCGTTATACCTGTAGCAGCTACACCTGCTGTAGAAGTATTAATACTCCAGGCATCTAAAATAGTTTTAAGGTATTTTTGATCTGCGTTCCATTTAAAACCTTTAGCTTGTTCACTGGATAGGTTAGATTGACGCCCCATAATACTAGTACTACTTGGAGCTACTTTCGTAGACTGATCAGTTTGGGCAAATTCTGTAACTTCTTTTTGAAATAGCAGAGATTCTTCAGCATTACCTTTTTGCATACCTATAGTATAAGCTACAGCTTGTTGGACTGTAGCCTGTATAGCAGTAAGATAAACTGTTGCATAATCACTGCCGGTAATTCTGCCCAGATTAAACTGGGCAGCCATATGTGCATTAACGGTTTCCATCATATCATCGAATACACCGGTACCTGTTACTACATTACTTGCATCTGTAGCAACTCCAGCAGTTAAATCAGCAATAGTAATAGCCATTAGTTCACTCCTACATTAAACCCTGCTGCAGCTTGTTGATCAGCAAGTCTTTTTATCTCTGCATTAGTAAGATCCGGTAAAATTTGTACATTAAATTTCTTAGTTAAGTAGGGTTCTAAAACTTTTTCACCATTAGGACGATTAATAGTTTTAAATTTTTGCATTTCAGCACTTTCAATTTGACGAAGAATAATTGTTGGAACATGCCAACCGTCCTCGTTACTGAAGGGAACAAACTTTTTAATCATTCGTCCATTATTAATTCCTGACATACCTACAGTAAAGATAAGTCCTGGGTAATTAACCATAAGAGGATCATTAGGGGTAACTACTACACGAACAAGTTTCATGGCTGCTTGTTCTGCAGTCATTGTATTTATACTTGCTATATGTTTTTCTTTTGCAGCTCTAGATTCAGGAGTAGAACCAGGAAGAGAACGATGTTTTACCTTACCGGTAATCTCAAGCTTGTCGTCTTTAGGTTCTTCTTTATATTCTTTATTTCTAACATCAGCTAGAGTAGAAGCAAGCTTCTTTGTTCCAGTTTTATGATGTAACGTAACTCCATTATCTGTCAATTCTTGTCGAATTTCTTCATCTGTCATTGAGTTAATGGGAACTGTTGACGTAGTGTCTTCCATACTTCCTCCAAATTATAAATTAAAGAATGTCCCCCGAGCCCTAAAGGGCTCGGAGGGACAGTTAAACAATGTTAATTATGCAACTGCAGCTAGAGCGGTCCAAATAATACCAAGACGCTCTGGGCGAAGTGCCATAAATCCGTAATACCATTTGATGGAGTAGAACCCTACCTCACCATATGGATCATCCAAAGAAGCAATTTCTTTACCAGGCTTCTTATGGTTAACGGAAAATTTAACACTCTTTCCATCAGTCTGGAAACCGATAGTAGTGAAAGCACCATCACCAACAACCAACATTGGATAGATATCTGCACCATTTTTACCGGTACCTGCAGTGTCAGAAGAAGCTGCACCACCTTTTCGATCATGCTGCATTTCTGGAACTACAACTATGCGAAATTGATCAACAGAACCAATTTCACCATGTAGAGTATTAGCAGCATCAGCATATTTTTCTACACTAATAAAACCACTACCAACACCAGAGCCTGAAATGTCAGTCATTTTACGTACTACAGGAATCAATTCAGATCCTATGTACATAACTCGACCACCATTAACGGTCTTAGTATCAATCATACGAGAACCACTAATAACTTTCGTTTGCTTAGGAGTCTTATTATCATCCAAAGCAATAGAAAGATTCATCAGATCGTTATAAACAACAACTTCATCAACAGCCAATTTTAATGCTGTTCGAGTAGCGCCTGCTGCAACTGTTGAACCTGCAAGAGCATCAGTTCCAGGAGCAGAAGAACAGAAATAAGCTGTACCACTAGAAGTTGCGGTAGTAATTAGATCAGCTTGAAGCTCAGCTTCAGTAATCTCATTAGCACCTACAAGAGCTTCCTCAACAATATGAGACAACAAATCTGCATCAGAATCGAAGTCCATTGATTCTTGAGTATACTCAGTAAAAAAACCACGTTTAAGAAGTTCACCTTCAACTTGAGTACGCGTGAAACCTACTCGGTTAACCCTACCGCCGTTCTCACGGAGAGTTGGAATTTTACTCTGAATAGCACCAGTATCTTTAGATGAACCATAAAGATTCTGATCATTTTGTGCAACATCTACTGCACCGGTTTCTGCTATAGCTGCCGTTTCACTTGCGTTATCAGCAGATATTAGTGTACCGGAAGAATTCCAAGCAGACCATTCACCTGCTGTGAGAGCAGTACCGGCCGTATCGAGTCCCTGAGCACCCGTATTCAATACATCAATCATTGGAACATAAACATCCTGCTTAATCTTTTTACCCATATGCTTAGGCATCGCACGTACATCAGCCAAAGGCATAAAGTACTGGTGATCCCGGACAGCAATAAGGGCTTTCTTAAAATAATAGTCTGTAATCGCTTGTGGACCGATACTTGATGCGGTTCCACTAACGGTAGTAGAAGGACTATTATAAAAATTTTCGTTAGCCATTTTCTTGTCCTAATTAATAGTGATTAATTACCGGACAGCATACTTCTTCATAAAATCTTCATCTGATAAACCTAAAAAGTTATCATCAGATGGAGCTTTTTTTGTAGTAGTCTGCTTGACCGGTGCTACTGCCTTTCGTTTTTTATTACGATCAGCATTAGCTTTTTCGTCAGTTTTACTTGATACTTGGGAAGTTCCTGTGGGATTACTAGCTGTATTCTGCAGAAGACCATTTTTATGTAGATGCTCAGCAATTTGCTTATACGCGTCTACATCAGGAACACCTGCTAGTTTACCTAGTGTTTTTTCCTGTTGTAATACCGCGTTGACTTTTTCAAATACACCATTACCCATGTGAGCATTAATAATGCTAATTATTTCAGGATACTCTGAAATAGTAGCTTTGCTTTGAGGGTCCCACTCTTTAGTTAAAACATTAATAGTTTTATTAAAAGTGGCGGTATCTTTGATCTCATCGAGTACAGCATCTAAATTGTATTCTTTATCAGTAACAGAGTAATTTGTTGGCTGATAATCCGTAGGAACATCCTTGTCGATATCTAGAGGATCTACATCACTTTCTTCTACGAGCTTAGCGATAGCTTTAGGATTCTTCTTGGATAAATCAATTAGATTATGTAATTTCCCTTCATCAAGAAGTTCATTTTTCTCTAACATCTTAATTAACTTCAGATTAGGCTTTAACTGCGCCATCTTCTTCTGATAATTAGCGCCCATCTGCATTAGACGAACGATATCCTGAGGATCCTTAACCTGCATATCAATGCCATTGGCCTTGAAAGGTTCAGATACCTTTTTATAAGCACTTTCGTAATCAAACTCTGTAGTTTCCGGAGTATCCTCCTTCGTATCAGGCGAGTCTTTCTTACTAGTATCAAGAGATTCTGTCGTATCACTATCAGCGAAAGGTTCATGCGCCTTCTGGGTATCCCCTTCAGGTTGGCTTACTTCTTTCTCTTCAGGTGCAACTTCAGTTTGCTCCTGTGCTTCACTTACCTCCTCTTCAGAGGTAGCAATATTATCCTCATCAGTTTGATCTGATGATTCAATTTCTTGTTCAACTGGCTTTTCTTCTACTAGCGTAGCTTCTTTAGCTAAAAGTTCTTCGGGATCTTTTTCTAAAAACGCCGCATCAGATAAGCCTAAGAAAGTTTCATTCATACTTTAATCTCCTTAGCTAATATTTTTTCTTGCTTCGTTACCCAACTTAATTAACCAAGCATATTCTTTTCGTTTTTTTTTATATCTCTAATTTCCTCAGCTAAAATTTCTTCACGAGTTTCTTCGTGTTCATTTAAAGCTTGATCCATTTCAGCACCACGCCGCATAACTGATTCAATATAATTAGCTAAAGCTCCAATACCATATTGCATGTTATCAATTAATTTCATTTGATCGGCGTTAAGATTAGAACTTCTAGCCATAACTAATCTAGCTGCTTCTTCTTTAAAATACCCGGTATCAATAACATCCTTCCATGATTCACTGGCCGTTAATTTAACACAATTATCTCTTAATTTTCTTAACTTCTCAGCCATTTCAATCTGGATTTCAACTTGTTCTAAATCAGTCATACTCCCCCTTATTGTTTAGTTAATGAATCAAATGCGGCTTTATCAAGATTAGATAATCTATCATGTTCTTTTTCGCCCATTCTAGCTCGTCTATCTTGTTCTTTGCTTTCCATATTTTGAGCATGTTTTTGATCAGCTGTTTGCATATCTCGTGCACTAGCAACCCCTGATTCTTTTTCAACAAAATCAAGATCAGATAAATCAGAACCACTATGCATCTGTCGTGCTTTAGCTTTTTCAGTTTCAGTTTTAGCAGTTTTAAGTTGAACATCCACTGTATTCTCTTGACCTTTAGCGGTTTCATTCTGAACTTGTGCTTGAAGTAATGCTAATTCAAGCTGAGCTTTTTGCTGTGCCATAGGATCTGGTTGAGGTTGATATTCAGCGATACGTTTAGCTAAATCAGGCATTTTACGTAATTTAGCAATATCTGCCAAAATCATCTGGCTCATTTCTGGGGGCATAGTATTACCCATAGTTTGCAACATAAATGCTAATTCACTGCCTTTTTGTTCATCAGCTTCAGCAGTAGAAATATTAAGCTTAATGTCATATTTTCCACCTAAATCA